ATCATCCTGTTGTCCGCAGCGTTGACGCTGCGAGCAACATAGGCGCTTCCCAGAATTGGAGTCTTCATTTCTTAGGCGTGATGATCCGCAGCACGGTGACGATGGGGGTTATAGCGCGCCGATGATGAAGGCCAGAAGTTCCTCGTACCGCACGCCGTAGCGGTCGCCAGCAGGCCGATCATCTTCTGCATCCCACTGGTCATAGCAGACGATGCCGTAGCGCATCGGGTCGAGGTTCTCGGCTTGGAATGCGGCGATCACTTCCTGCGCGATTACACCAACATGGATGCGGGCGTTATCATCGCCCTTGGTCTGCACTGCGCTGGTGAACTTGAACGCTTTAACAAGGCTTTTCAAAGCAACCGCGACCCGCTGCTCTGCGGCGGTCAAAGCACGAATCTGCTGCTTCTCGCGCTCGTCCGAAGTGTTGATCGCGCCGGTCGTAGCGTAGACCGTATTCCACCGTTGCGAGGCCGTCCCGAGGTTAGGGCTGCCGTCAATCTGCGGTCTAAACGATGAAGTGACAGCTTGAAATGCTGTCGCCCCACTAGGGACAAGATAGATGCCACCAGGGCCGGAAACGATGTTGGTGAAATTGCTTCCGCCAGTGTCTGACCCGAAAGTCCAATCGTCTGACGTACTAAGATTGACCCCGACCCTTGTAGTTCCGCCAGAGTCTTTTGCTCTAAAACTAAAATTGTTGTCAACAGTAACGTGATTTGGGAAATTCCAGCCGTTTTGGGTGTCTATTTTTACAGAACCCGTCCATAAACTAGGCCCAAAAGCAAAGTCCGCTGTGCCGCCTGCGCTGGTGGCACGCATGATGATGCTGTTTGCGTTGCCGTTGTTTACGATAGTAGCGTTGCGCGTGTTGTTCGACAGATCAAGCGTGTGCTGACTTGTGCCCGCTTCAAACGTAATAGTCTGAGTGCTAAATTGATTTCCACTAAATACGGCGCCTGACAAACCAACAGACACATTCCCGAGAATACGGGCGTTTGATGTCATGCCGCCGTTCACACCAGACGGTGATGTTCCTGTTTGAATCGTGAGTTTGCCGAACTGGCCGCCAGAGATGACATGCGAGCCAGTGTCGATCAGCAGGATGCCGCCGGTACTCTGCGACGAATAAACGCCGATCAGTTGATGGTAAAGAGTCGCAGTGCCGCTGACGCCGATCTCAATGTCGTACCCTGTGGCGGTTGCGTCGGTCGTTGCGTAAATTCCGCTTGTGCCAATAATCTGAACGTGAGCGCCGGTGGCTTTGAGTGCCCTGCCTGCTGCGCCATAAGATGAGCAGTTTGTCAGCCGGGGATGCCCGCCACTTATGACGATGTTGTCCCCTGTGTAGCCTGTACCGATGAACTGCAACCCGTCCAGTTCAACGTAGTTGCCGCTGGCAGTGAGTAACGCACCATTCGCGTTCTTGGTAATGTTTACTTGCCCGTAGGCGTAGAACCTTTGGAAACTTGTTGATTGCGTGAGGTTGTTGGCTAAATAGGTGCCAGCCGGAAACACCAAGTTAAACCCGGTATTGATCGCCGCCTGAATCGCAGCCGTATCATCCGCAACCCCGTCGCCCACAGCGCCGAAGTCCTTGACGCTCACCACATCCCGCATCTTGGCCTGCGCGGTGCGTGCGACAGCGCCGGTGCCTGCTTGGAGGAACGGGATCTGGTCGAACGTACCCTTCTTGGTCACGCCGCTCTGCACAACAGGCATCAGATCCGAGCCGGTCAGCGACGCGGCTGCGGGCAGATTGGAGATCTTGGTGTTAGCCATTAGTAATTGCCACTGTAGACGTTAAACCGCTGACGAGTAGCCACGATGCTGTACGGCAGACTCATGATGTCGTCAGGATTGTTGATCCGCTTGATGTTGCGCTTGCTGGTCATGGCAATCCGCTGCACTTGCGGCGACGGCTCCACGCCAAACTCAGGCGCCATTTCCATCGCCAAGTTGTACACGAACGCTCGCAGGTAGCCTGGCGGCAACGCAAACTCAGTGGCCAAAGTGGCCGGCTGCGTCAGTTCCTGTACAGAGATGAAGTGCCATTCCAGCAGCCTTGTCGGCACTGGATAGATATACATCTCAATGTTCGGGTAGGTCATGTTGACCCACAGCACCTGCGGATACGTCGAGGTCACGGTCTTGACCGCAATCCCGTCGTACTGCTGCTGGTTGATGATCTTGATGCCGAAACTGACGTTGGTGCTGGGGTCGCGGAAGTAGGTCGCGTCGTCCAACAAGATAGGACGATTGCCAACGAAGTCACCCGTCGGGCCCAGCGTGCGGCTGACCGTGCTGGTCGGCCACAAAAACGTCTGATCTTGCGTGGAAAACACCGACAACCGCTCGGTGTTCCAACTGTCGATCATCTGATTGAGCGCCGTCAGCGCGTCTTGGGAGACTGCAGCAGAGGGTGTTTCACCCTCGGCTAAAACGCCTAGCAGTCTAAGCGCCCGATTAATCTGATCTCCGGCTGTCGTAGCCATCTTCCGGTTCCTTTCGAGGCCGTCTGCGCTGGCGCAGCTCGTTCACTGGCTCTTCACCCGGAGTATACCGTTCCCACCCGTGGGTTTCATCATATTCCGCCTCCATTTCCAGAGACGCAATCTTGACCCCGTGGGTCGGGTGACGCATGTAGATCATTGGCATAGGAAAACAGGGGCCGAAGCCCCTGCCCGTTACGCAGCAGTAGTAACGTTAGTCCAAGTCGTCGAGCCGTTCGTATTTACATACAAACGAGTCGAAGTCGAGGAGCCATCAGTACGAAGGTACAGCGAGCCTTGGGCAGCGGTCAGTGTAGGAGCGCCAGATCCGAAGAAAATGCCCAAGTTAGAGGTGCTAGACATTTTGAAGCCAACACCCGCAGACCCACCCGCCGGGACTGCCGTGCTGCTATAGGTGCTTACCGCACCCAAAGCAGACACAGACGCCGCGCTAACGGCGCCAATAGCAGATACCGACCCCGTAGACAGAACGCCGTCACAAGTGACGCTTTCAAACTGAGGGTCGCTGAACGCAACCCCTACGGCCTTGGTATTTGGCATGATCAGGCCACCTTGTAGACCGAGTACGCGCCGTCAGCCGTCTTGCGGAAACGGAACAGAGCGCTGGAAGTCACAGCCACAGCCACCACAGCGTTGCCGCCGTCGGTGAAGCCAGTGCCAGAACCCATCGCCAGAGTAACCGTGCCCGAAGAAGTGCCGATGTTGATGATCGACAGATCGAACGTGCTGCCAACAGTAGCGTTGGGCAGCGCGGTGTCAACCGTCGAAGCAGCCGGCAGCGTGTAGGTGGCCGCAGAAGTCGACGGGTTGGCGTACAGCATACCACCCACCAGTTGAGCAGCGGTCAGAGTTGCGGTCGAAGTCGCGGTCTGCGGAGCAGCACCGTAGGACATGATGGTTTCGGCACGATTGCCGGCACCAACTTGATAACCACCAGCACCATTAGGAAGAGCCATGATAATTCCTTTCAATGTACGGAAAAGGGGCCGGAGCCCCTAAGAGGTTCAGCCCCAGAGACGGCAGGCCATCTGCGGACGGATAGTGCTATAGCCATACAGCACGTCAATCCGGCAAGGCATACGGTCGTTGTTGATGTCGTACTGACGCACGACACGCAGGCTGATGCCGTTGTGAACGGCCCGCGAAGCCATGTCAACGCCTTGGGGCAGCAGCAGGTCGGCGGTGGCGAAGGTGATGGCGTCCTTGTGGTACACCAGGTTTTGCGCGTACTGCGAAGAAGCGGCGCCAAGGAACACGACAGCCTTGCTGTTAGCCGGCAGCGAGTTCACAGTTGCCAGAGCGTGATTGGCCGAATAGATCGGGGCCACAGTCACGGTAGCAGTCGTGGAGACAGTCGTGGACGCCAAAGCAACGAACTGGAACAGCGAGCCAGTGGACTCACGGGTCTGAGGGTTCACAGCGTAGCAATCGGCGATGGTGAACACGTCACCAGGCACGATGGTTTCGGCGGAACCGACAGTCAGAGTCAGAGTGGTCGCGCCCTCGGTGGTCACAGCAGCGCCGGTGGTGGCGCCAGTGGCCGCACGAGTGCCGGTCGTGAACTGCTTGATCGACTGAGACATGTTGATCTCTTCGAAGCCAAGCACGCCGGTGCCCATCATGCCGTTCTTGAACTGCTTGCTAACGGTATCGGTGGGGTTGAACAGACCTTTCATGCCTTCAACCAGACCCGCATTGGCCGCCGGGTTGACGGTGGCGTAACGTGGGGACATCACGGCAGCGTTCTCGTTCAGCTTCTGCTGGGCTTGCAACAGCACCAAAGAAGTCGAAGGAGTGGTGCCAGGTGTACCAACGCTGTTACCGATGTTCAGGTAGGCGTTAGCAACGTCAGCGTCGATGCTGGAAGCCAGCTGGCTGATACGAGGCTTCAACACACGCTCTGCGAAGTCGTCCAATTGCATGGTCAATTCAGCAGATGTGAAGTTGACACCGATGTGCTTTTGGCTGGCCACGGTCAAGGTGGTGAATTGTTCGTTGTCGTCTTGAACTTGCAAGGCGGCGCCGTCGGTCACCAAAGCGCGATCGGGCAAGCGAATGCGCAGGGTCGAACCAATCTTGGCACCTTCAACAGCAAAGCTGTCGTCATACTGACGGTTCACGTTACGGGTCAACACAAGGTTGTTTTCGAGAATCTCAAGCGCTTTGCGCGTGATCATGTCGATGGTTAAGATACTGTTAGCCATGGAAAAAATCCTTTAAAAATTTAGCGGGTTGCCTGCATCTTTTTCAACTGTCGGGCTCTTTCGGCTTCAATCCACTCTGAGGCGCTCATGGTCTTGGTAGACCGTGGGTCAGTCGTGTCATAAGCCGGCGTTCCAGAGGAGCGAGCCGTCACGGGAGAAATCGGTGCTGGCGCAGACGTTGTTTTCTTGACCGGGGGCGCTGAAACCAATTTGGCTTCAATTTTCCCGATCTCTTTCGCCTGGCTCAAGGGCGTCATGCGTGAGATACGCTCCGCTTCTTTAGGGTTAGACCCGAGGTAGTACGCTAACTCAGGGCCAATCTCCGAAGAC